AAAATTTTTATCTTTTTATAATTTTTTACAATAAAAAAAGAGGGCAGGTATAAACCCACCCATTTGGTTATTTTTTATTTATCATTTGTTCTTTTTCCACAACCTAGAATATGACTATTTATCTCTTTTAGCGTTGCCTTTATCTCTTGTAAATCACTTTTGAAATCATTTTCCATTTTGTTTATTTTATTTTCTAGGATTTTATCCTTTTCATTCGTCCACGCTTCAAAAGACTTTCTATGTTCTTCATACACTATTTTGTCTAGCTTTTTGTCAATCATAATTTCAAGTCTTGTATTGTTTTTCTCAAATTTTCTATCTATAGCTGACATTACTCCAACTATAACTCCAATCAATCCAACAATACTCCCTATAAATCCTAAATGCTCTTGCGTTAAAGCAATCATACCCACCACCTCATAAATTTAAAATCTTGTTCCAGTGCATATAGTATTCTTTTGCTTCTTTTGTTCTATCTATTATAGCTTGGTCTTTATACCCCTCATTGTATATCTTTTCTTGCCAACTCATTTCTCCGAAAAGTCTTACGGCTTTATAGAATTTATTAGCTGTATTTTTATTTACATCAGTTTCCAACATTATGAACTTAAAAATCTTGTCAGCTAATTTCCTATTAATCCCAGTAGTGTTGTACTTAGAGTATAGATAATCGTGAATTACCGCACCTTTTATCCATTTTCCATAGGGATTATAAATACACTGTAATACTTTTGGAATAGACGCTCCATCTGTAATAAAACCTTTAAAAACTTTTATCGGATAGCCATTAACCTCATAAACATAATCATCAGTCAATATTGCTTTGCCGTCCGATAAAAGCCTTAAATTTAATTTACTCTTTTCCATCTTTTAACTTTTTGAATAGTGGTTGTAATTCTGCAACAACAGCGTCTATTGTATTTTCATTGATAAATATTCTTAAATGTTTTGGCAATTTAGATATAAACTCTTGTACTGCTTTTTTCTTTAAATTTCCTAATCCTTTTCCTTGTATAGATATTTCTTGTTCGATAGCTTCTCTGTTTACAGCCTCTCTACCCTCATATCTCCACTTTAAAACTAAATAAACCACCAATGATACCACGTAACCTAACACATTCCATAATAATTCTTTTTCCATACTTAAACCTCCTTTATAAAACTAACAAATAATTCAACTACATCTTTAACAACAGAAAATTTTAAACTCTCATCTACATTACTTCCAAAAAATGGCTCAAGCAGAACATAAGTATCTTTTGAATTGCAAATACCATATCCACCTCTTGTCTTGCTATCACCTATTTCAATAACTCCTCTAACTTTACTACTAAATACATTTTGCAACCTAGCCATAAAGTTAGTTGATAATTCTTTAGCTTTTTCATTTCCTTTATAAATTAAACATTCACAACCATTAGCTTTACTGTCTAAAGCACTATTAAAGTGTAATTCTAAACAATAATCATAATTATGCTTGTTTAATTCAACTAATACTTTATTCATTTCTCTAACATAATTTTGATTAGGCTCTCTCTCATAAATATCAACTATCTCAGGTATTTCATATTTAATCTTTTCTGCTATATTTCTCCAATAGCCAAACTCATCTCCAACTATCATCGAAAATGCTCCCTTACTTCTCTTATTATGTCCTATTATTAATGCAACTTTTTTCATTTACACCTCCTAAATATTTAATAAGCTAAATATAATAATTATAAAAAGAATATTATCATCTATTACAGAACATATTTATTATACATATTTTATATATAATATTTAAAAAATACTCATTTTATGATATATTGTAATTATATTTTTAAAATAAAAGTCTTATGATTATGTCTTATAACAGATATAAAAGATTATTATATATTTATACTATATAATTATTTGATTATATAATATTAAGAAAAAATGACGCTCTGAGAGGCTATTTAAAGCGTTTTAAAAAGGGTAGCCATATAATAACTACCCCTAATAATTTATCTCCACTCTATCGCCTCTAAATCTTCCAATTTATTACAAGTCATTACTTTTTCGGCAATTGCTGTATATTCTTCTTGTGCTTTTGTTCCTCTTAGTATCCAAAGTAAGTAAACATTATTGATTTCTCCAAAAGTAAATTGACTTACTGAATTATCTTTCAATCTCCAATTGATTTTTAAAGATTGTATAAATTCACTTAGTTTTGATTTATCTTTCATAATCAACTTTATGTTGTTTTCAAGTTCAGCAGGTATATCTCCTTTTAATGATTTAATAGCACCAATTATTGCTCTACTATCAGTAGATGTTGTTGCAATATCAATAGCCGATTTTACTCTTAAAAAGTTAGATTCATCAGCTTCTCCCATTTGGAATACTTTACCATTGTAATCAAAATCTGCATATAGTTTATCTAGCAAAACTTGTCTAAATACACGTCTTTTTTGATGTTTAGCGTCATCTAGTGTAATTATATTTTCTTCAACTAACTCTTTTAAGGTTTTATTTACAACCTTATCATCTACTATTTTTTGATAGTTTTTATCATAAGTAATTACTCGATTGTCAATTATAATCTGATTGTCTTCGAGAATTAATTGTCCTCTTTTAACTTTTTCAACCTCAGTAGCTTCTCTAATAGTGTTAGTTTTGCTATCATATGTTATATAAAAAGGTAATACATCTCCTCTGTATTCAATAGCATTTTCTCCTAACACCTCTTTATAATTTTTAATTTTGTCTGTACGTGTTGCTAAGACTAATGAATTACCTTTTATCGCCTCTATTTTATCTACATAATAATACATAAATTACCTCCTTATCCAATTCTAATCCACATATTAACAGCATAATAGGCTGGTGTAACATCAAAAGCACTACCGCTACCATTATATCCTATACTTGCATTGTGTGTATGGTTACCATTTCCATAAATTCCAGGTTGTGCTACTCCTGTATTTTCTCCTCCAGCAGGATATGATGTACCAGCGACAGCATTATGATTTCCCTCAACGTTTTGTACATCTTTACCATTACCACCATAAGGAAATCTCTCTCTATCTCCCCTCAATGGGTGTGTATGGGCTGGTTGTGTATGGGCGTGAGCGTCTTGAACGTGCGTATGATAACCATTTTCGCCAATCCATATGCTGTGATTATGTGATGGTAAATTTGCTACACTTAATGTTTTTGCATTACTTCCACCCGTTGTTTTAGGTGCTTCTCCACTATTAGTTGCTTTTAAAAATCTACCCTCTAATTTAGTCCAACTCGTACCACTCCATAAGTCAGCTGGATTAGCTGTATTAGTTGTAACATAAACATCTCCAACCTTATAAGGGCATAAATCTAAACTTCTAATTTTTTGTGTTAAATCATCATACAATGCTTTTAATGCTTTAGCTGTACCTAATAAATTAGTGTTATCTAAATTATAATCATCTGTTTTATCTAAGTTATATCCAGTCTTTTTTTCAAATGTATCTAACTCTTTTATTTTTCTATCTATCTTTTCAAAGTTCTCATTTTGGTCTTTTTCTACATTATAAAATTCGCTCTCTTCAGGTAGATATAAACCTAAATACTCTGTGTTTCTAGCCATCTTTACCCTCCTTAATCGTTAAAAATCCTAGTATCAAAAATTTGTTTATGAGTATATTTTTTCAACTCTCTATGGCTCAACTCGTGTTTATTAATTTGTCCGTGAGTGTTATATCTAAACTCAACTGTATAAGCTAAATGTGCTGGTTTTATAATATCTATTGTAGCTTTAAAATTATCTAAATTTTGTGGTACACCTACTATAGATGTAAATTTGATAGTAAAAGCATAATTAGGATTGTCTTCAATAACTTCAATCTCTCCATTGGTAAATGCTTTTGCAACCCTTGCTATCATTTCTTTTGTAGTTGTACCATAGCTTCTAAGTTTAGATATTATATTTTCTCTCCGTTCTTTAAGATTGCTTGTTGTATCTCCAACAGTTAGTCCAAAAATACGCTCCCATATAGGCAAACTCCAAGTTGCTGTGTAGATAAAGAATTGTTTTAAAACCTCATTAGACATAATATCTAACTCATCCAACTGTAAATCAATAGCGTTTTGTACTTCTTCAATCTCAAGTATATCTCTATAGTATTTAGGCATATGTTGCATTAATCTTTTGACTTTCAACTACACCACCTCTTTAATCAATGTAATTAGCTTTAATTTTGGTATTTCTTCTTCTGCTAAAGCTATATTGATTGCTCCTGTGTTGATTTTCAAGTTATCGTAGTCATTTACCCCCTCTACATTTAGCAGGATATTACCTAATTGAGCGTAGCTGACATAGTTTTGTTTAAACCCAACTTTTTTAAAATATTCTTTTATATCTCTTTCAAAATCAGCTTTTACCTTATCAAAATCAACGTTTTTAGAAATTCTAGCTTTACCTGTGATTGTTATATCTTTAGGTGTAGCAGATTTAACAGTAACAGTTGCTCCTATGGGTCTAACTTGCTCTATATAATCTCTTACTCTTTGTAATAAAGGTTCGTCTGCTTCTTCTATTGCACTATTAACAACAACCACTTTAACAGTACCATTACCATTCCATAGTGGAAATACTTTAACTCCACCAACACCCTCAACTTCCATAGTCCACTTTTTATAGTGATAGATATTTCCTGATGTTACAGGCTCTCTAA